AAGAGTGGTGATGTCTCTCGCATGTCTAAATTTGGGTCCATAGATGCCACGTTTGCACGTTTCATTGCTTGTAAATCCTCGAATGTAGCATCTAAACTAAATGGTGTTGTCATGTGTATATCACCTCTTTCTCACCAGTAATATCACCAAAAATGGTATGAGCTGTGTACTGAACGTGTACTTTGTTTTTATGAGTAGTCACGACAAATGAATCAACTTCATTAATCCGATCATCTTGTAATAAACATTCGCGGATACGCCTTGGTACTTCACTTGCCACATACGATGTAGGCATCCCGAATAAGTCTTTTAACTCCACAAAATTATTCCAACTGTAAATAATATGGTCGTATCGTTCAATCGAAAGCATTAAAAAAATCGCTTGTTTCATGGCTTCTATTTCATCTACAAAGCCAACGCAGCGATTTTTATCGATATATAGTTTATGTGCTTTTGATGGTTCGACAATTTCTTCAAAATCGGGAACTAGACCATCATTTTCTATATCCACTTGTGGTAACATCACGTCACCTCTTTATCTATTATCAAATATTGTTGGCCGCCATGAGCACGAATCATTGTGACCTTATCACCTACAATTAGCCCATTATGGATTAGAAACTTCTTTTTCCCTTTGTATTCATGATTGTGTGAGGCAAAAGCAGCTTCACCAGAACCACCAGCACGATTTTCTGTCACATGGTCCACTGTCATTTCGACCTCATAATCCATGACAGCTCGAGTCAATTTCAATTGCTCTTGTTCCAATGGTAGCTTTTGATCAACTTCTACTTTTAAAGGGCTTGTACTTATCACAGTACCATAAACAATTGTAGAAAGTTTCTGAGCATTGAGTATACCTAAAACAATACCTTGAATATTTTCTAGAAAATCTGTCATGCTACGCAATGAAATCACCACCAATCAACTTTAAATCCATACGATGGTCTGAGTCATAAAATGTATGTTTAACTGACTCAACCATCATGAAGTTAGCAACTGTTAAATCTCCTAGATACATTTGGACGCCGACTTGACTGCCACCACGAATCGTTGGATCGCCAAAGACTTTGTTTATGTGAAGCTTTCTAGATTTACGATTATAAAGCTTTAGCATTCCATCGGCTTTCGCCTTACCATTTTCTTTCTCGTTAAGCTTATCCGTCATTTGTAAGACGCCCCAGTCATTCATTTTGGAGCTATCTTGAGCAATAAAAATTTCGCGTTTTCCTGTCTCCTTATTCTCACGAACCAATTTTATTTTGTTGTACGTATTTTCATCAATAGATGTTGTATATTCAAACGATTCTCCTGATTCTTCATCGATTAGAAGATCTGATTTAAGCATTTTGATATTGCGTAGATTTAATGAGCCGTAGTCGTCATAAAGCACATATAAATCACCTGTATTGAGAGTTGTATCTGATAATGCATTGTCCATAATCGTAAACAACTCCTGATTATCCTCAACCCTAGAGGCTATGACATGCTTTGTATTAGCAACTATACCTGTATTAAGTTTAAAGTCCTTCGCAATCATCTGTAGCACTTGAGCAGCCGTTTTATTGGCATATACATAGGTGTCTTTATTTTTAAAGTAGCGAAGTTGATCGTAACAAGTAACAGTAATCATCCGGTTGTTGGTACGCTTTTTGGTAAAGACAAAACCAAAAAATATTTTATGTCCGTCATAGTCAAAGCGAACCGCATCACCCTCATGAAAACCCAATAATTCATCTTTAACGATATTAAAGGTTAACTTTCCAGGTGTACCCTTACGATGTGTTTCCCACTCTATTCCTTCCTCAACAGCACACTCGAAAATACGACCCTTACTAATGATAAAAAGTTGTGATTTAGCCAAGTTTAATCACCTGCCCAACCTTTATAACATTCGGATTACTGATTTTATTTAACTTTGCTAGTTCAGTATATTTGGAACCATCACCTAAGTATTTTTTAGCAATAGCCCATAACGTTTCACCTGATTTAACAGTATGTGTTTTTGGTGTCTCTTTGCCTGTTGTTGGGCGTTTTTGTTCCACTACAGCCTTTTGAGTGGTTGTTGCATTGGGCGTGTTAGATGCATTGCTAGACGCTGTAGCAGGCTTTGTCACGATTCGTTTGTTGCCATAAGCCCTGTACTGCTTCAATGAAATTCTAACCGTTACATCAAAGCCATTCTCTGCCGATTCCATAATCTCGTAATCTTCAATTGTTACTGTCATGTTGGTGTCAAAGAGCAAATTACCATTCGGCAACATACGGTTCACGATAAATTGAAAAGGCTTGTCATCAATCTTCAACTTTTCTAACTTATCAAGATAAAACGTTGCTGGCTGAAATCCATTCGTATAAACAGCAAACGGATATTTGACGTTTGGGAGTAATACCTCAAACTCAATATCCGTTAGCCCTGGCTTTTTTATTACATTTACTTCTCCATCATTCATCAGGACGATGGTTTCATTTCTTCCGTTGATTCGCATACTTAACTCAGGAGGAGTAACAGGAAACTGTACACCATCCATAAAAAAGTTATACATATTCTGTTGGCCCTCCTTCTGCTAACATTTCTGCGGCTTCTTCTGCTTTTTCAGTAAAATGATCTATAATACCATCAAGATCCATTTCATTATTGATGTGGTTTTCGCTTCGGGCGTCAATGTTGATTTCGGCTGTTGTGTACCGATTTATAGCTTCTCGTTCTGCGATGTCACGAAGATATTTCAAATCCTCGTTTAACATTTTTATACCATCTGCTGTTTTCTTTGTATTGGCTGCTGTTTTCTTCCCAGCATCATTACCTTTATCAAGTTTGTTACCTAATGCCATGGCATCATTTATATCTTTCTCAAGATTATTTCCATTTTCATTTTTCTTGAATAAGTTAGCTCCCCAATTTTTCCCTGTATCCCATGCATCGCCCAAAGATTTCATCTCCATTTTAGGAGCTTCCCAGTAGTCCCCAGGTGCATCACCTAACCAATCTCCTAATGTACCTTTAAGGCCTTTCAAATCACTTGTAATAGACTTACTATGGCCAAATTCTGTACCTACTTTTAAACCTATATTAGACGCAACACCTTCTGGCAATAAATTTATAAACCAATTCCAAGCTTGGATTGCCAAGTTTACTGCATCAACAATAGCATTAACGAAGTTTGTAGCAAATCTATCCCATCCACTTGTCATCGAAATAATCACATCTAACACGTTGGTAGCCAAGTTATAAAACAATCTTTTTACAGAATACATCGGGTGTTTCCACACATTCACAAAAAATTCAACATAGGAAGCCCACATATTCCATAAATAAGCAACTACATTATAAATTGCTGACCCCAACACCATAAATGCACCTGCAATTATTCCAGTTGCACTTATTGATGATCCTGTGAAATAATTTATTGCTGCTACAGCTAAATAGATAATTCCTATAAGTACAACTATTGCCATAATAATAATGAATATCGGGTTTGCTGCTAATGCAGCATTTAACCCCCACGCCGCGGCTGTAGCAGCAAAAGTTGCTTCCACACTGGCCCATGTTGTTGCAGTAAGTAAACCTGTAGCAAGAATTTGCAACCCAGTCCATATTGTTGTTGCGATTTTAGCAGCTTTAACCACCAACAAGGCACCTGCGTAAGTTATTAACGCACCCGAAATAATTCCTATTACAGGAGCAATCAACGACCAATTATTATAAACAAATTTTCCTCCGGTAATTAATAAATCTAATGCCTTTGTTGCAACACCTGACAGTATACCAATACTAGAAACGACTCCATTTAACATTTCTTGAAAATTTTTAGAATCAGATAATTCAGTTAATCGACTAAAAAAACCTCCAAATTGAGCACTAAGATTATTCATAACTTCTGTCCAAACATCTCTAAACGTATTTGGCATTGATTCAAATCTAGCATTTGTTTCATCCGCAGCTGCAAATAGTGCTCTTTTAACAATGTCAGCTGTGATTTTTCCGTCGCTGGCTAGTTCCCGTATTTCACCTTTTGTCACTTTTAAATAATCGGCAATATTTTGAATCAGTGTAGGTGCATTTTCGAATACACTATTTAATTCCTCACCACGTAAAACGCCACCAGCCATTGCTTGTGTTAGTTGTAACATAACTGATTGAACACCCTGTAATTCTGTTCCACTTATTGTAAAGTGTTTATTTAATTGTTCCGCAAAAGCAATTATCTCATCGTTAGAGGTGAATGCATCACCAGCTAGAATCCCTAATTTTGCAATCATATCAGCCGTGTCATCAAATGATGAATAAGTTCTGTTGGCTGATGCTAAAATCTTGTCGCTTAATTCGGCTGTAGTTTGTAAACCATCATTCATTAAACCTAAACGAGCTGTTGTATTAGTTATATCATCCGCCATGGCTAAAATACCTTTAGCAGATTGGAAACTTAGGTAAGCAGCTATGATACCTTTAATTTTCCCTAATAATCCATCTGCTGCGTTTGTT